TTCATGTTGCGCAGCGTCGCCATCGCCCACATGTCCATCTGGAGCACGAGAACGTCGCGGGCGCGGATGTTGCGGCAGGCCATAACCTTCTGCTTGCCGAAGTCGCTGTCGTAGAAGTCTACGCTCGCGACAATCTTCTTCGAGGACGCATCCTCGGTCGGGGTGCTGCGGCCGGTGAAGGTCGAGAACACCTGCTTGTTGAAGCCGCCGGCCGCGATCGTGTTGGGCTTGCCGCCGTTGGTCCAGCAGGACTGCAGAACCGTCTTCAACTGCGCTTCCGTGAACGCGCGCTGCGTGCCGTCCGAACGGGTGGCAGTACCATCCGCCGCAGACGGGTCGGAGCCCGACTTTGACGTGTTGGTCTTGAGCCACGACAGGATCGACGCGGTACGCCGTGCAGTTGCCGCGGCGCCTGCGTTGCGTGCCTGGTTGGTGCCGAACAGGATCGCCTCGATGTCGATCTTCAGTTCCTGCGTCTTCAGCGCGATCTGGTAGTCCATTTCGGAACCGCGGCCGGCGTGTTCGACGGCCTCTTGAGTGCCCGAAACACGCGGCACCTTGTCGCTGATCTGGGCATAGTTGCCGAGACGGACGGTCGGTGTTGCCGCGTTGGTCACGGCGTCGTCGCCTTCGAGCACCGCGTTGCTGGTGTCGGCGGCTTCGAGCGCCTGCGTCTGCCATTCGTGGAAAACGGCAGAAGCCTTCACGCGCTCCATGGCGGAGAGAAGCGGCGTATCGGTTGGCGAGGTCTTGTAGATTTTATCGATCAAGTCCTCACGGTTGCCGATGGCCGTGTACGTTGAAAACGTACTGGTTGGGAGAGACATTTCCTTTGTTCCTTATGCACCTTTCCGCATGCCGCCGATCAGGGCGGCGAGGTCGGAAGTTTTTCCGGTGCGTTCGAGTTTCGCTGAGAGGTTCTGGATGGTTTCACGCGCGGCTGCGCCGGGTGGCTTGGCTGCGCCGGGCCTCTGAACGGGTGGAACAGGTTTGACCGCTACCTTGACCTTTTGCGCTTCGCGGTATTTCAGGCCGTCCAGAATGAGAAGCTGAAAACGATGGTCATCCGAGAGCGGATTCGCAGCGAGTTCAGCAAGGTCTCCGTCCGTAAAGCCCTTGTCCCGCAAGTATTCGACCGCGGCGTTTTGGGCCGCTGTCAGTTTTGCGCTGTCGGCAAACTCAGGCGCCTTCTCCAGCAACAGGCTATGCTCGCGCTGCTTTCGCTCTTGCGCTTGCCGTGCCTTTTCCTGGGTCTTGCGTGATTCAGCTTGCTTTGCCTCCTGATCGACGGCCTGCATCTCCATCTGGTGAAGCTGCCAAGCCTGAAAACGGAAGGGGTCTTCCGCCTGCAGTTTCTTGACATCATCCATCGTCCGGATGTCAGAGAATTGGGACTGACGCTGCAGCGCCTCCATGAGGGCTGGTAGTTTGGCCTCGTACTCTTGCCGTGCCTGCTCCGCCTTGGCGCGTTCGGTCTCAATGACCTTGCGCTGTTCGGCGGCCTCGTTTTGAACTCGTCGCAGCTCTGCGCTGGATTTGCTGGCCTGCTCCGTCAGGTATTCCTGAGTGGCGCGGGGTAGAGCGTTCCAGTGTTCGGCCTGCTCCTTCGTCCAAGACCTCGGAAGTTCGAGTGGCGGCAGTTCTGCCGGGTCGCCTTCCTGCGTCTCGCCGGTAGCCTGCTCTTCAGCAGGGGCGGCGTTAGCCTCAGCGGCTAATTCCTGTGGTGCCTCAGCGGTCGCGTCGTCCGCGCTCTCGGCTGGGGCGTCCTGTGCCTTTTGACGCAGCGATGCGAGCATGCGTCCTAGATCGGATGGGGTTGGCGCTGCGTTCTCACTTGCGGGCGCGGCGGCGCTGCCCGTGTCTGCAACGGTTACGTCGGTCATAGATTGTCCTTGGTTAAACTAGTGCCGTCTTTCCGGCTGTCACCACGGCGCTGCAGCGCCAGCCTTATAAGGGCCTGATCGAGCGTGGTTCCCCGTTGGCTCTAGGCCGCTTCCGCGGTCATTCGCTTGATGATCTCTTCGGCAACCCTGCCGTTCGCTATGATCGACTGCAGATGCTCCTGCACCTTGCCGACCACGTTGATTGCGACGTGCAGCTTTTCACGTTCACGATCAGCCAATGCTGGCGACGTGCGCCATGCGGCGATGTAGGAGTCTTCCAGGTTCTTGAATGCCTCGATCAGCAACGGGTCTTCCGCGAGCGCCTTTGCGCGGGCTGCGCGGGTTACGTCGATGTGAGGGTCGGTCACTCTTCCAGAGCCTTCACAAGCGCCGCGCGGATTTCGTCATTCGACGCGGCAGGACCAACGCGGGCCTCTTTGTCGCCGATCGTGAACACTTGGACTCTGCCACCGCCTTCGTAGCGCATGGTCAGGCCGGATGTGCTGGGAATGTCCTTAAGTTGCTCGCGCAAGTCTCGGATACTCATGCCGGTTCCTTACTCGCGCTCTGTTCCATCTTCTGCTGATGCGCTTCCGCTCCAGCCGCAACCTTGAACGCGCCTGCCTGCAATGCCTGCTGATGCTGCTCGCGCTTCATTTCAAGCTCTGCAGCCTGCATCTCGCGCTTGAGCTGGAAATCCATGATCTTCAGCTCGCGCTCAAGTTCGAATTTCTGCTGCGCAAGTTGCATTTCCGCCTGCGTCTTGCGGTCCTGCGTGGCGATATCGGCCTGCGCCTGCACGGACTCGATCTGGGCCTTCCGCTCGTCCGCCTGACGGGCAATCTCGGCGTTCGCTACCGTTTCCTTCTCCCGCATTGCAAGCTCTTGCTGCTTGGTCTGCTGATCCATCTGTGCCTTGACGATGGCGGGATCGGGCGGCGGCGGCTGCGGCGGATGCAACGGCTGTCCGGTCTTCGGGTCTTTCGCGCTCGGATCGTTGATGTATTTATCTGGGTTCTTGTGCCCCATGATTTTCGCGATATCGGCGACGTTGTTGAACAGCTCGGTATCCCCGACGAGATGGGCCTTGCCGCCGAGGACAAGTTCTTTCTGGATATTCAACAACGCCATCTGTTGCGCGAACTGCTGCGCCTTGCCGCCGGTGCCAAGACCAACGTTGATCGTCATGTCATTGCGGGTTTTCCAGTTGCTCGGATCGACCGGCACCCAGGTATTGCGCAAGCGAACGGTTTTCTTCTGCTCCTTGCCGTGCGAACGGATCGTGTGATGCAGCAGCGAGAAGATATCCCGCACGCCTTCCGCGAAGTTGCGCGCGATCAGCTTGAGGCGCATCTGCGAGGCAGAGAACACCTGCGCAACAGCCGTTGCCGACTGGTTTTGCAAGGCGTTGGCGTCGATGCCCTGCGTCTGCTTGGTCAGGCCGGTTCTGGCTTCAATCTCCGCGTCCAGATATTGCAGCGCAGGAAAGACCGATCCGGTGATATCCGGCACGACCTGCCATTGCACGCCGCCGGGCTGCTTGGTCCGCACCACGCCGCCGGGGCGGGACACCAGCAAGTCATCCAGCGTATTCGGCCCCGCATGGCTCTCGGCAACCTCAACCCGCATGTTGTTGTGCAGGTACAGGTTGTCCAGCGCGCCACGCTTCAGCGCCGTCTTTTCCCGCTGCGCCGGCATGACCACATCTGCAACAGACCGGCCAAAGAACCGATGCGGGATCGGAATTGGCGTGGTCGTCGCGAACGGGATAACGTCGATCGGGAAAATCGCGTCCGCGCCGTCCTTGCGCAGGATTTCCCCGCCCTCGCCTGCCGTCACCACCATGTACAGACACGGGCGCCCGTCGCCCTTGTAGTTCATGCGGATGTAATGCTCAGTGACGCGCACAAGCCTTGCGGTCTTGTTCAGCGTATCGCCCCTTGGCGACTCTTCCCAGACCGTATCCCGCGCCAGTGCTTCCGAATTGTTCGTTCCGGACGATATCAGGTTGTTGAGCTGCTTTTCATCGTAGCCCTGATCAACCAGCGACCCGACCGTCTTTTCCGTCTCGTGAAAGCAGTAGTTGCAGTCCTTGATGTTCCGCGCGCCGCGCTCGATGCCGAACTCTTCCGGGGGGACACCTAGAACCTTCGCCTGAGCCAGCTTGCGCGTCGTCGTGATCGTGACATCATGCGTGACTGGCTTCACGTCCGGCGGGATGGCCGCCAGCATGGCTGCGGGGGTTTGGGCGTCCATCAGTTCGCCTCAACCTCTTCCTTGGGCTCCACAGCCTCGTCCGCTTCGTTGTTCACCGAATGCTCAACGATCTTCATCGCGCCGTCAGACATCTCCACGGCCATCGCAAGGGCGGCAAACTGGTCTTCCGACAGGTCGTAATAGGTTTCCCGTTCTTCCTGCTCGGACTCGTCCCACCAGACTTTCACGAACCCGTTCTTCTGCAGCAGCGCGTCCTTGAAGAAGTTGTACAGCGTCACAAAGCCCGGATTCTGCTGCATGAACACATGGTTCACGTAGTCTGTTTCCTGCTGCGCCGCTTCCTCGTCTTCAGGCCCAACCGGCTCGAACCGGACAACCTCGTCCGACCCGCAGAAGATATCCATGATGTGCGGCAGGATGCCTTCAACGGCGTCCGCCACATCGGTTGAAACCGCCTTTGACCGGCCGGCCTCGTTCGGCATGTCCTTGGACATATCGCCAAGGTAATAGCTCATGGCGTCTTCGCGCTCGGACGAGAGCTTTGACGCCTGAACGGCTGCAAGCGCGTCGGAGCGCTCCGCGGCGAGGATGGCCTGGAGTTCGGAGGGCTTGATCTTTGGCATTTAGGCGACGCCAAGATTCCGATATTGGATCGGCCGATGAAAACCAGTGTTCACGATCTTTGAATCCAGTGTCATTGCCAGATAACGGAACGCATCTGCGGCATGGCTCGTCCAGTCATGAACCGGCCTCGGCTTCAGGGCCTGCAGCTTGTCGTCAAACTCTGATCGGTACAGCTTCAGCGCGTCGATGCCGCGAGCGCATTTGGTCTGATCGAACCAGCAGCGCGGGATAATCGTCCGCACCGCGTTAATACCGTCCTCGACCCGGTGCATTGCTGCTACGGTCAGGTTCTTCAGCCCAAGGCTTTCCAGAACTTCCAGGCGGCTCTTGCCCGTTCCCAGCTCTTTAGCTTGCGCGTCGTGGGGAACGATGTGTCCAGCGTACAAGTAACCTCGACCAATGATTTCCCGGACGTAGTGTCCGAGGTCAACACCTGTAGCCTCGTAATAGTCAATGATGCGGATTTCTCGCCCGACAACTTGAGCAAACCATATTGCCGTGGCGTCGCGAATACCAAGGTCCCAAGCTGTGTAAACGGGGGCGGTTGGTTCATACGGCACCCCTGAAATGCGTTTGTCCGCCTCTGCCGCAGCCATCAGCCGGCCATAGTAAGCCCCAATAACCGCAGCATCGAACGAACATTCAAACTCCTGCTCGTATTGCTCATGGCTCAAACCTGCGCGCAGGCTTTCAAGCTCTGCCGGCGGAATGATCTTCGTTTCGCTGGCCTTCAGGACCGCGCGGAACCAATCACCGAGCGGCGTTCCGTCCTCGCCCTTATCGACCTTATAAAACCAGTCCCTGCCCTTGGGCGTGCCTATGAACGTGGCCCAGCCCTGATAGTCCGATAGCGTCGGGCGAATGACCTCCGGCCATGCCCTTGGGTCCATCTGCGCAGGCTCGTCAACGGTTACGCCGTCGTTGTAAGTGCCTCGCATCCGGTCGTAGTTGTCGGCGCCGTAAAGCCTGACCCTCGCGCCGTTGTGTGGGAACTCAACCCACAACTCGGATTCGCTCGTCTTAAGGCCCGGCAATGGTGCCGCGTAGTGCTTCAGATAGCCCCAGGCAACGTCTTTGGCCTGCGTGTAAGTCGGCGCGATGTAGCTGTACCTCGGCGGCGGGAATTGCCGGGGGTTGCTGATCGCAGCCTTGATCTTGTCATTGATGCAGCCGACCGTTTTGCCAAAACGCCGATGGGCAACGATCTTGGCAAAGCGTTCGGTTCGGTCGTGGTAGGCAACGAATTGAGGGCGCGGGCTGTACGGGATTACGATTTCTGCCACGTGACCGTCAGTTGTAGAGGCCCGTCCTCGCCGTTTTCAATTGTTGTGCTCGCCAAATCTGGCATAACC